CAATCGGGGATAAAGTTTTACCGGTTCCTGTAGGTGCAATATACATGACTAGACGAGGTATATGATTGGATTCTGGATCATGAAACAGTTGAAACAATTCTTTTTGATGAGAATACAAAGTCCAATCTGCGTATTGAATCAAAGCTGCGTTTTGTTCCATGGTAGAAACGGCATTGTAAACGATATCTACGACATTTATATGAGGTCGGAAAAAGGTAATTATATCATTTACAAAAGTTTGCACCCAAGTATTGACATGTTCTACAGAAGCAGTTTTTTGTAATTGAAGCAAAGTATATACATGTTGACAATAATGACGAGTACGATCTATGGTGAAACTTTTAATAGCTAATTCTATATAATGAATTAAAACAAATTCATAGATGGAGTCTTTTGAAGACAAGATATTTTTTTTCATTTGTTCGATTCGAATTTTATCCGCACTTTTAATATTTCCTTTTTTCAAACAAGGAGTTGGAACTTTGGGGGTATTGCTAAATTGCAATAGAGAATGAGATAAATTTTGCAATGTTTCTTGGAAAAATTCCGTGTAAATAAAAGTGTCCATTGCCGATTCTTGCATTTTCATAAATGACGCAATGGACAAATTAAAATTTTTACGAATATGAGGCGTTTTATAACCCATCATCAACAATTTTAAAACTTTTTTTTCCTGGTCAGAAACCGGAATTTCTAAATTTTGCCATTCGGAACGAGTTGGTTTTACTTGAGATAGATCCATTTTAGTTTTGATTTAAATATTGAATTTTCAGTTATATTGTGATATTGTTTTTAGGCGTATTTCATTTCAATTTTATGTATTTTATACATTTCATGTATTTCATGAAAACAAAGATAAAAATAATACAAGAAGATAAAAATAATACAAGAATAATACTACAAATGATTTCCTGGATTTTTATTATGGTTTGTCTTTACACGGGGTCAGGGCATTTTTTTATGGTTCCTAGTTGGAACATTCGTTTTTTTATGCCAAAAATAGAATTATCAACAAAATTTTTACCGTTGAATTTACCTTTAGAGAATAAGACTATAATTATGAAAGAGGACGAATTTTTAGAAAGTTTATTATTGCTTATTTTATAAAATTTGGTAGAATGTCATGATGAAAAAAGAATCATGACATTATATTATAGAATGACTGCATGGTATAGTAATTTAACTTCTAATTCAGATGTTATTCAATGGTATAGTGGAACACGAGATGATTCTGTACAATTCGTGTACGATTACACAAAATTAATGATAGAACCGTATCAAATTTTCAAGACTTTTACTACAGATGGGTATTTGCGAGCTTCTTTTCATCCAGATTTAAAAATGTTTTCGCCTCAACTTATTTTGTCTGATTCATCTGCTCAAATGAATACTTATTATGTCAGTGCTTTAGATATTGTACTTGTTCCTGAACCAAAAATAGTCATTGAAAATACTCCTATTATGAATGGAGCACCTATTAATATTCATATTCCATTGAAATATAAAAAAGGTGTAACAAATAGTATTGATCAATTATTAAAGAGTCCTTCTAAAACAGTTGAGTTAAATATAAATGCTTTATTCAATGATATTTCAGGTAAAATTCCTTGTGCGTATTTTAAAGGACAAAGTATTTTATATACACAGGCAATTATATATACAAGTGTTCCATTAGATACCATAAAAAATGCTATTCAACCAATGGTTAATAGTACCATTTTAAAAAAATCTTCTAGTTATACTATTGTTTATTTAAATTCATTTTATAATTCTTCAGTTTCTGATTCTATAAAAAAAAGTTCTGTAATTGAAGGATTAGATACTCAAACCGGTATAGTAAATACAGAAGATGATGTTTATGATTGCACACCGTTAGATATGGGTGAGGAAGCTGTATCTGAATTTATTCAAGTTCCTTTTTTTAGTTCTTCTTCTGGTAGTCGAATTTCGATGAATATGATGCAAGGTATTGTTTACATGTTTTATTTAGGTATTATTATTGTGTTTTGTGTTATTGTTGTACCATTTATTTATAAACCATTAATAGATAATAAAAATGTTGATATTGAAAAAGATATTGCTAGTTTAGAAGTTTTTATACCGTTTTCTTTGATAATAGGATCACTCGGATTGATTATTGAAGCAGTCGTGTATCAGCAATCTGTTGGTTTATTAAATTTTGGTTTGTTGTTGACATTTTTTGTTTTATCAGTGTCCGTTACAATATTCTTTTTTCGAATATATCAAACAAACCTTCAATTAAATGTTTCATTTAATGATAGACTTGTACATTTTGGTAGTATTTTACTTGAAAATATTGTAGTATGGATTTCTATATTTGTAATATTTTTTGTTTTTTATTCAATATTAATATGGGGGTTACATTATGGGGTATTTAGTGGTATGGTTATACTTTATGGTATTTTTCTTTCTCTTGGAATTTCTTTGATTTATTATGCTGTATATAAAGTACTGCAAAAAGTAATAAGACCTTAGATTTTTATTTTAAACGAAATTTCCTTTTTATGTTTCGAATTGTTTTACTTAAAAACATTCGAAATCTGCGAGATGTTTTATGTTTTTTTCGATTATTACGACGAGTTTTATAATTTTTGAATGCCATTTTTTTATATTTTATACAAATAAAATTAATTAGGAGGTTTTGGAATTAAACAATTATCTAAACTTGGAAATAATAAACCAGACATACATTGTTGACTATTGCTTACTTGAACACAAGAATTATGTCCATTGGTTTGACCAACAACACACCAATTATTTGCTAAAGTTGATGGAGGATTTGATGGTTGTATATTGTTTGATGTTTGTTGAGATGGAGGTTGTGAAATAGGTTGATTTGTTACTGGCATAATAGGTTGAGAAGGTGTTTGTGCATTTCCTATAGGAACTGTTGTAGTTGGTACTGGTGAGGAAGCAGCCGTTGGTTGTGGTTGTGGAGAATTATTTATTGGTTGTGCTGATACTGGTAAAATAAATTTTGTCACATCATGTACACCACCATCCATAATATTTAATCCCTGAGTACCTAAATCTGTTACAGTATCTGCCATAAAATTTAAAGTATCACCAATCGTCATTCCTATAAAATTTAACCCACCCAACAATGCAAATAGTAAAAAAATGACTAAAGCTACAATAATAATTATTAACCACTTTTTATCTATATCTATCAAATTAGAATTTTCTACAGAATAGCCTAAAACAGGTGAATAATTCGGATTAAAAGATTTTTTAACAGATGGACTCTTTACTAAAGAGTCTATAGTATTTTCCGGAATCCATGAATCTTGTTTGCGAGATGTCATATATTTTAATCTGGAAAATTTATATTGCCGCCGCCGCGTTTGTTAAAAAAAAGAATAAATATAATGATATTGTAAATGTCCTTTGGTTTTATTCAATTGTTTTTTTTCATTAGTTTAGGAATTGTACTAAGTCTTATTCTTTTATTGTGTTATTACCTTAAAAATAAAATAGATGCTCTTGAAAAACAATCAGGATCCTTTAGGGATATTTTAAGTAATCTTATCAAAGAAATTAAAAACCATTTTTTAGAACATGAACAAATAACAGAAAATATAGAAAAAAATATTAACAAAGAAAAACCAATTCAAGAACAAGAAAATCAGATTAATAGTAATAATAATATAACTATTCATATCGATGATTTAGAAAAAGAAGAAAAAGAAAAAGAAAAAGAAAAACTAAATGAACATATTCACTCTAATTTATGCAATCATTCTAAAGAATGGAATTTTTTTATTGACAAAATAATTAATCCTCAAAAAGGATTGTTTCAAGAATATGAAGAAGAATCTGAACCTGAAATTATACAATTTTCTGAAACAGAAACAACTTTTGAAATTCAACCTGATTCTATTCTATCTGATTGGATAAATGAACAACCTACAATTGTGACAGAATCTTTAGAACAACCTACAATTGTGACAGAATCTTTAGAACAACCTACAATTGTGACAGAATCTTTAGAACAACCTACAATTGTGACAGAATCTTTAGAACAACCTACAATTGTAACAGAATTAGAATTTATTCCAGATACAATGACAATAACTGAATCTTCAGAAATATCTCGTGATGAAATTAATTTAGATGAAATTGTTTTTGAAAAATCTATTCGAAAAATGTCTCTAAGTCAATTAAAAAAATATGTTTTAGAACATAATTTAGCCTTGTATGTAAATAAAATGAAAAAGGAAGATTTAATTCGTCTTATTGAAGAAAAACAATAATTGTGTATTTTTTTTTATTATTCTATTTTATCTATAATGGAACATTCACATCACCATCATCATCATTTTGTTTTTTTACCAGAAATGTTGAAATTTACACAATATCAACCTGAAAGGTATTCATTTTTATCTTTTTTTGTTCAATGGGTATCTTTATTTTTTATCATGACCTTTTTGTTTTTATTTTTAAATGATGTTTTACAAGTACAAATATTTTGGGCATGTGAAAACACAAAAGAGGATAGTGTAAATCCTGTTCAAGAAAATGTAGTTGAACAAAAAAATTTAAAAGAAGATTGCAAAGAAAGTTTAGAAGAAAGTTAATTTTTTTTTGAATGACATTATATAATGTCATTTAATTTCATATCTTATCAATGTGCTTATCCAGTAATTAAAGAAACTATTCCTAGATCTCAATTAGGTTATGGTAGCAACGCTGTTTATAATGGATTTCCACCGCTTATGAGTGATGGTAGATCTATTACTGCTTCTTATCAATCCAATTCCGTTGTTGATAAATATTTACAAGAAAAGGGCAATTTTAGTCATTGGGAATACCGCCAATATTTACAAAAAAATGGACAAGATATTATGCGTGACAATTTTAGAGAAGCGTCTAATGATTGCGGTTATTACAAACGATTTATAGATCCCTATTCATTTTTAGGAAAACAAGTTAATAGTTTGTATGGAAATACTTTAGACAACACTTTTCCTATTCAAAATAATAGTGATTTAAAACAAATTTACCTATCACGAGAACAGTTATTTAGTTTAAATTCATTTTAAATAATATAAATATATCAATATTAATAATAATGGAAACTAATAATATTGATAGTATTAATGTTATTGAAAATTTTTTTGAGGTAAACGAATTAGATAAAATAAATTCATTACAACATAAAGCATTAATACAACAAAATTTTACTAAAATATATAATAAATTTATTACAATAAAAAATATTTTATTAAACTTTTTGTCTACTAAAATTAAAAATTATAAAAATTACGAAATATTTAAAATATGGATTACAAAATTAAATGCTTTTATTGATTATATAAAAGAAATTAAAGATTATAATTCTATTAATGATATTAGTACTACTACCACTTCTTTTTTAAATTTTATAAAAGATATTGAAAAATCAAAAACAGATGATTCAAAAAACTTTTTTTTAAATAATTCGCAAGAAATATTAAGACAAAAACTATTAAAAGGGGAAGAAGCATCAAAATCAACAAATGCGTTGAATAAATTAAAAAAAGAAGAAGAAATAAATGAACTTAAAGATAAAATAAAAAAATATGAAGAATAAAAAAAAAAAAAAAAAAA